GATTTAATTACAGATGTTGTAAGAGTTATGCCTATCAGAGATTCAGTCACATCAACTGATATGTTTGATATAAGATATCAAATACATTTAAACGATATTCATTCAGTTGGCTTTATGGGTAATTTAACTGAATACGTAATGTCAAGACAATTCTTATCTTTATTAGATGTTGTTGTCGATTCAGATGAAAAACATATCAACTTTGAAAGACATAAAAATAGATTAGAAATATTTATGGACTGGTCTGAAGAAGTTATTGTTGGTGATTACTTAATTGTAGAATGTTATAGAGTAATAGACCCTGACACATATACTGATGTTTATAACGATTATTTCTTAAAAAGATATTGTACTGCACTATTAAAAAGACAATGGGGACAAAACTTAATTAAGTTTGAAGGTATGGTAATGCCAGGTGGAGTAACGTTCAATGGTCGTCAATTGTTTGATGACGCAAACGAAGAATTAGTAAAATTAGAAGAAGAAGCTAGGCTTAATTGGGAACAACCAGTCGACTTCATGACAGGATAAAACATGCCGAGAAACGTATACTTTTCTCAGGCCGTCAAAAGTGAACAACACTTATACGAAGACCTGATAATAGAATCATTAGGAATATATGGACAAGATGTTTATTACATTCCACGTACTCTTGTAAATAGAGATAGTATACTTAACGAAGACCCTGCAGGAAAATTTGATGATGCATATCTCTTAGAAATGTACATTGAAAATACTGAAGGTTTTGAAGGTGCTGGAGATTTATATTCTAAATTTGGTTTAGAAATACGAGACGATGCTACCTTTATCGTATCAAGAAGAAGATGGGAAACAAGAGTTGGTGCATTCTCAGATAATGTTGTTGACCCAAGACCACAAGAAGGAGATTTAATCTTCTTACCAATGACCAATTCATTTTTTGAGATAACTTTTGTAGAAGACGAATCACCATTCTATCAATTATCTAACTTACCTGTATACAAAATGCAATGCTCACTATTTGAATATAGTGATGAGGACTTTGAAACAGGTGTTGAGTCAATAGATACTTCAACAGCAAAAGCTGCTTATCAACTTCCAATAGATGTTACGATATCAGGTGGAAATCATTTTGCAGTAGGAGAAATAGTAGAACAAACTATTACAGCAGCTGTAGGAGATACTCCAGCAGTTATTGTATTTGGTGAAGTACAACAAAGAAAGAAACCATCTAATATTTTAAGTAAACTATGGGTATCTAATATTGGTACATCAGGCTCAACGTCAGCAAAGGACTTTACTGTAGGTGGAACACTAACAGGTAGAACAAGCGCATATACTGGAACAATAGCAAAAGTTTATAGCGATGTCACTGATTTAACAGGAAACTCTTGGATTGCTGATGAAGAAGCTCAAAATATAGACTTTGAAATAAATGCTGATGGATTTATTGATTTCTCAGAATCAAATCCATTTGGCGACCCATCGGAGACATACTAATGTTTGGTGACCATTTTTATCATGCTACAATGAGAAAGTCTGTTGCAGTCTTTGGTACATTGTTTAATAATTTAAAAGTTGCAAGAACTGCAGCTGATGGTAGTATTTTAAATCAAATAAGAGTTCCATTAGCGTATGGACCTAAACAAAAGTTTTTAGCTAGATTAGACCAAGAAACTGGATTTGATGCTCAAATGGCTATCAAATTACCAAGAATGGCCTTTGAAATTAGTGGCGTTACTTTAGATACTACTCAAAAGTTAGCTAAAAGAAATATTATATCTGAAACACATGCTTCAGATGTTACTAAAAAGAAAACAATAAAGCATTATACTTCATACGATATTGGAATGTCATTATATATTATGGCAAAAAATCAAGATGATGGTTTACAAATAGTAGAACAAATATTACCATATTTTCAACCAGAGTATAATGTCACAATCAAGCCAGTCACAGGGTTTGATTATAAACAAGATGTTTCTGTAATACTTGGTTCAATTGCTATAGACGACCAATATGAAGGAGACTTTACAGAAAGAAGAGTATTAATCTATCAATTAGACTTTACAATGAAAATGAAGTTTTTTGGTCCAACATCCGACCAAGCAATAATACGTGAAGTCAATCTAGATTTCCACGAAAAAGATAACGTAGGTAGAACGTTTGAGGAAATAGATTTTACTGTTGGTTCTTCTGATAATGCTGATAGTTTCACAGTAACGGAAACTATTACTGAAGGTGGATAATGGATAAAAAAGAAAAAATGACTGCAAATTTAGAAAAGAATTTGCCAGAAGTAAGACAGAACAGACCTATTAAAATAGATAAAGATATTAAAGATGATTATGAGTTTTCACGAAAAACTTATAAAGACTTAATATATACAGGTACTCGCTCTATGGACGTACTTGCAGAACTTGCGAGAGAATCTGAACATCCAAGAGCTTTTGAAGTGCTTGCTCAAACAATAAAAAATATTGGTGATACTACTGAAAAGCTTATGTCTTTACAAAAGAAAAAGAAAGACTTAACAGCAGATGAGACTGAAAAACAAAAAAATGTGACAAATAATAATATGTTTGTAGGTAGTACAACTGACTTGCAAAGACTTTTATTAGATAGAGATAATGTGATTGATGCAAAAGTTAAAGAATAATGAGTTTGGTTATCTAGGCAACCCGTCTGTTAAAAGAGATGGTGTTGAAACTGAATTCACAAGAGAGGATATTCTAGAATACCAAAAGTGCATGAGAAATCCTGCATATTTCGCAAGAACTTATATTAAAATTATTAATCTAGATGAAGGTTTAGTTCCATTTGATTTATATCCATATCAAGAAAAGATGTTTAAACACTTTAATGATAGTAGATTTAGTATTGTATTAGCTTGTCGACAAAGTGGTAAATCAATTTCTTCAGTCGTATATCTTTTATGGTATGCAGTATTTCATCCAGAAAAAACAATTGCTATATTAGCTAATAAGGGAGCAGTTGCTAGAGAAATGCTCGCGCGTATTACGCTTGCGCTAGAAAATTTACCTTTCTTTTTACAGCCAGGTTGTAAGGCATTAAATAAAGGTAGTATAGAGTTTAGTAATAATAGTAAGATAATAGCTTCTGCTACAAGTGGTAGTTCAATAAGGGGTTTATCAATTAACTTATTATTTTTAGATGAGTTTGCTTTTGTAGAGAATGACGCACAGTTTTATACATCTACTTATCCGGTAGTTTCATCTGGTAAAGATACAAAGGTTATTATTACTTCTACGGCAAATGGAATAGGTAATGTATATCATAAACTATGGGAAGGTGCTGTACAAAAAACAAATGAGTTTAAACCTTTTAGAGTTGATTGGTGGGATGTACCAGGAAGAGATGAAGAGTGGAAAAGACAAACTGTATCTAATACTTCGGAATTACAGTTTGAGCAAGAATTTGGTAATACATTTCATGGAAGAGGTAATACATTAATAGGTTCAAATTATTTATTAGCTCAACAAAGTATTGAACCAGAATTTTATAAAGAAAACGTATTTGTATACAAACAACCTGAACTTGAACATGAGTATGTCATGACTGTTGATGTTTCAAAGGGAAGAAATCAAGACTATAGTACATTTACAATTGTTGATGTGACTACACAACCATTTGAACAAGTTTGTGTATTTAGAGATAATAATATATCTCCAATGTTATTACCAGATATTATATACAAATATGCAAATACATATAACGAAGCTTATGTTGTAATTGAAAGTAATGACCAAGGTGGAGTTGTATGTAATGGACTCTATTATGATTTAGAATATGAGAACATGTTTGTAGAATCAAGTATTAAAGCAAATGCTCTTGGTGCTACAATGACAAAAAGAGTAAAACGTATTGGTTGTTCGAGTATAAAAGATTTAATAGAACAAAAGAAATTAAAAATAAATGATGCAAATACTATAGTTGAAATGAGTACATTTGTAAGTAAAGGAAATACTTATATGGCTGTTGCTCCAAATCATGATGACTTAATGATGAATTTAGTATTATTTGCATGGTTTACAACAACAGATGTTTTTCAATCATTAACAAATATTGATATGAAAGATATGTTATATAAAGAAAGATTAAAAGCTATTCAAGACGATATGTTACCATTTGGCTACGTTGAGAGTGGGAACTATGAAAAGGATAAATATACTAAAGACGAAGATGGGAACATCTGGTTCGAACAGGAGTGGACTGGAAATGCAAAATTTTAGCGATTATAGAAAAAGAAAATATAACTATACTACAGAACAGTGGGAAGATATAGAAGTATTGTCTGAAGAAGAAGGAAAGACATACAGATTTGTATATCTCTGGTATGATGACCCAGAAGACCCTGATGACCCTGAGGCAACTGCAGATGACTTTATAAAAGAAGGAGAGAAGCTAGGTCTTAAAGCGTTTAAAGTAGATGTACAAGGTGCATATTCTGATTTAGAAAATGGTGTAAGGTATATCTATGATGGTATTGCAGAGAAAGAAAGAAAGTTTAAAATTGATGATAATACAATTGTATTTGTAAGAGCACCTGTTACTAAAAGAAAAGCATGGTCAGACTTTTTAACTCAATTAGAAAGAGCAGGTGTTGTATGTGTAAATACAAGAGCATGTATGGAAATTACATCTGATAAATATAGAACAAGTTTGTATCTTGCTGAAGCAGAACTAAATCAACCTAAAACTGTTTTAATACATCATCCAGAAAAAGCAATTGATGCTATGAAAAGATTAGGTGGTAAATATCCAGTTATTCTTAAAACACTTACAGGTTCATTAGGTATTGGTGTTATTAAAGTAGATTCAGAAAGTTCATTACATTCTACTGTACAATTAATGCATAAGTTAGACCCGAATATGGGTGTGTTATTACAAACAATGATTGATGACTTTACATTCGATATTCGTGCACATGTGATTGGTGGTAAGTTTCATGGCGCAATAAAAAGACCACAAGTTGCAAAGGACTTTAGAACAAACGTATCTTTAGGCTCAAAACCTGAACCAATAGAATTAACAGATTTAGAAATAGAACATGTAGAAAAAGCAGCTAAAGCTGTTGATGGTTTATGGGTAGGTGTAGATATATTCCCATCGAAAGATAGAAATAAGATACCACCAATGTTTATTGAAATCAATTCAACACCAGGAACAAAAGGTTATAGAAAAGCAACAGGTGAAAATTTACCTAAAAAGGTTTTAGAAAAATTTAAAAATAGAGACTATTGGTTAAAACCAACAACATATATATCAATGTTTGAAAATAAAATACAAACAGATTCCATGGAATTCAATGGAGATAGAGTTAAGTGGTCAAAAAATGGGGTAATGCATGAACATAATATTATTGATATATCAGGCAAAAATCCTATAATAGAATATAATTCTCAATCAGTTGAGTTAACTCGTTAGAAAACACTTTATTATAAATAATAGTAATTGAATAATTCTTATTATGAAACTTATTAACTAACTCAAAATAGAGGACAAAGCGATGGCATTTCAAGTATCACCGGGCGTTCAGGTTCAAGAAATCGACGCCACGAATGTAGTCCCAGCAGTATCAACCAGCATTGGTGGATTTGCAGGAGCATTCAACTGGGGTCCAGTGGAACAAATTGTAACGGTAGGTTCAGAAAACGAACTTGCAGCTACGTTTGGTACACCAGACGATTCCACAGCTAAACACTTTCTAGTAGCAGCATCTTTTTTAAAGTATGGTAATGCTCTTAAAGTGGTTCGAGTAGCTTCAGGTCATTTAAACGCGACCGCGCAAGGTACAGGACAGCTGATAAAAAATAATGAACATTATTTGAATAATTATGCAGATGGAAGTCTTAATTTGGGGGCATGGGCAGCTAAACATCCAGGAGTACTGGGTAATAGCATAAAGGTATCAATGATAACAGCAGGAGCTTCACCATTCAGTGGTTGGACTTATGCTAGTAATTTTGATGCTGCACCAGGTACATCAGCATCTGCAACTGCAGCAGGAGTCACTAATGACGAACTGCATATTGCTGTTATAGATGAAGATGGCGCATTAAGCGGTACACCAGGTACAGTATTAGAAACTTTTGGATTTGTATCACAAGCCTCTGACGCTAAAAAAGACGACGGTAGTACTAACTACTATAAGGATGTTATTAACAATCAATCTAACTATATCAGATGGATTGACCATGATACAAACTTACTAGAAGCAGGATTTACTTTAGTTGCAGCGAAAGCAGTAACTGGTGGAACAGGAGACGCAGAAGCGTCTAATAGCTTCCACACACACGCATCAGCAATTGAAGCTTCACTTGCAGGTGGAGTTGATGATAACACACCAACAACTGGCGAAATAGCCGCAGGATTCGATCTTTTAGAAGATGCTGAAACTGTAGATGTTAACTTACTTTTTGCAGCTGCAGACGCCGATGGCGATGAAGTAATAGCAGAAGATTTAATATCTATTGTAAATGCAAGAAAAGATTGTATGGCATTTATTTCACCACCATTAGAAGACACTGTTAATAATGCTACTCCAGCAGCAAGCGTAAAAGCTTTTGCTGATGGTTTAACATCAACATCTTATGCTTCTTGTGATTCAACAGCACTATATGTATATGACAAATATAATGACAAATACAGATATATAGCAGCTTCTGGTCACATGGCAGGACTTTGCGCTAATACTGATTCAGTAGCAGATGCATGGTTCTCTCCAGCAGGAATAAACAGGGGTCAACTTTTAGGAGTAACTAAATTAGCATTTAATCCTAAGAAAGCAGATAGGGATTCTTTATATAAAGCAAGAGTCAATCCTATAGTATCATTACCTGGACAAGGTACTTTACTATTTGGAGATAAAACTTTATTAAGCAGACCTTCAGCATTCGATAGAATAAATGTACGTAGACTCTTTATCGTATTAGAAAAAGCGGTTAGCACAGCAGCTAAAGCGCAACTATTCGAATTTAACGACGAATTTACAAGAGCGCAGTTCAGAAACTTAGTTGAACCGTTCTTAAGAGACGTCAAAGGTAGACGTGGACTTACAGATTTTTCAGTAATCTGTGATAACACTAACAACACTAGCTCAGTAATTGACGGTAATAAATTTGTAGCAGATATCTTTATCAAGCCTGCAAGAAGTATTAACTTTATTACATTGAGCTTCGTAGCAACAAGGTCCGGAGTTGAATTCTCCGAGATCTCAGGTTCATAGGAGATTAAGACATGGCAATATTAGGCGTAGACGATTTTAAATCAAAATTAGTAGGCGGTGGAGCAAGGTCTAACCTTTTCAAGGTGACTATGAACTATCCAAGTTATGCACGAGGTGATGTTGAACAAACATCCTTTATGTGTAAAACAGCTCAAATGCCTGCATCAATTATTGCACCTATCCCTGTATTATTCAGAGGTAGAACATTGCAAATAGCTGGTGACAGAACATTTGACCCTTGGACAATTACTGTAATCAACGATGTTGATTTCACAGTTCGTAACGCTATGGAACGTTGGATGAATGGTATTAATGGACATAACGAAAACACAGGATTATCTAATCCTACCGACTATCAAGCTGACGCAGTTGTAGAACAATTGAATAAAGCTGGAGAAGTTACGAAGAAATATGACTTTAGAGGTCTATTTCCAACTAATATCTCTGAGATAGAAGTAAGTTATGACTCAGAAAATACTATTGAAGAGTTCACAGTTGAATTCCAAGTACAATACTGGGAATCTGACACTACTTCTTAGGTATATAAATAATATTAGAAGAGGGGATATTATGTCCCCTCTGATAATGTAGTGAGGAATATATGGCAGAACTATTCGGTTTTGAAATAAAAAGAAAATTAGCTAATGCGAAAGAGCTACCTTCATTCGTCCCTAAAACGGACGAGGATGGTTCAGGTGTTATACAAGCTGGCGGTCATTTTGGCGCATACATCGACATGGATGGTGATAAGGTCAAAAATGAAGTTGAATTAATATTAAAATATAGAGATATAGCATCACAGCCAGAATGCGATGCAGCTGTTGAGGATATAATAAATGAATCAATAGTAGGAGATAACGATGAAGCTCCTGTTAATATAGTATTAGATGAATTAGATTTATCAGATAAAATTAAAGAAACTATTAAATTTGAGTTTGAAGAAGTATTAAAATTATTAAACTTTAATGCTTATGCTCATGATATATATCGTAAATGGTATATAGATGGTAGATTACCATATCATATTATAATTGATAGTAAAAATCCAAAGAAAGGAATAAAAGAACTTAGGTACATTGACCCAACTAAACTAAGAAAAGTTAAAGAGATTGAGGAACAACAAGACCCTAAGACAGGCGCAAAACTTATTAAGAAAGTAGATGAGTTTTTCTTATTTCAAGATAAGACAATGAATGGCGCAGAACAAGGTTTAAAAATATATCCTGATGCAATTGCATATTGTACATCGGGTGTAATGGACCCAGGTAGAAAAAGAATTCTATCTTATTTACATAAAGCATTAAAACCAGTAAATCAACTTAGAATGATGGAAGATTCATTGGTTATATACAGAATATCACGTGCCCCAGAACGTAGGATATTTTATATTGATGTTGGTAACTTACCTAAAGGTAAGGCTGAAGAATACCTAAGAGGTATTATGAATCAATATAGAAACAAATTGGTATATGATGCTAAGACTGGTGATATCAAAGACGACAGAAAACATATGAGTATGTTGGAAGATTTCTTCTTACCACGAAGAGAAGGTGGAAGAGGAACTGAAATCACTACGCTACCAGGCGGCGAAAACTTAGGACAAATAGATGATATTATATATTTCCAGAAGAAATTGTATAAGTCATTGAATGTTCCAGTTAATAGATTAGAACAAGAAGCTCAATTCAGTCTTGGAAGAACATCTGAGATTACAAGAGACGAAGTAAAGTTTAAGAAGTTCATAGACAGATTAAGAAAAAGATTCTCTGATTTGTTTATGCAACTATTAAAAACTCAATTATTACTTAAAGGTATTATTACTGAGAGTGATTGGAAAGATTGGAAAGAAAGTATTGCCTTTGATTTTATAGAAGATAACTACTTTTCTGAATTAAAACAATCAGAAATGTTGAGAGAAAGATTTGATATGTTAAGTTCTTTAGACCAATACGTAGGCAAATATATTTCAAATGAATGGATACGTAAAAACGTATTACGTCAGACTGACGATGAGATTGAAGAAATTCAAAAACAAATCGACCAGGAGACAAAAAGTGGAGATAATGATACTCCAGATGCAGATGACCCTCGTTGGGATGCATAATAATATAAATATATAAACAAGGATAAACAAATGAATGTAAATGAATTGATAAAAAATCTACAAGATGGAGATAACGTTTCAGCAAATAAACAGTTTAATACTGTTATGGCTGCAAAAATGACAGCTGCTCTTGATGCAAAGAAAATAGAAATTGCGTCAGGACTTAACCAGCGTGTTGCAGTTACTGCTGAAGAAGAACAAGTAACAGAAGAGGATTAATCCTCTCACTAGGTATTTAAATGAAATTAATAACAGAATACGTAGAACAAAATATAGAAACGATTTGTGAACAAAAGAAAGATGGTTCTAGAGACTATTTTATCGAAGGTGTGTTCATGCAATCGAATAAAAAGAACAGAAACGGTCGTATTTACGAAAAAGCTTCATTAGAGAAAGCTGTAGATAAATACGTTACCGAACAAGTTAAAACAGGGAGAGCTGTTGGAGAGTTAAATCATCCAGAAGGACCAACAGTTAACCTTGATAAAGTTTCACACAAAATCACAGATTTGCATTGGCAAGGAAATGATGTTGTAGGAAAGGCATCAATACTTAAAACCCCTATGGGAAAAATAGTCGAAGGACTACTCGAGGGTGGAGTTAAGCTTGGTGTTTCAAGTCGTGGTATGGGAAGTCTTGTACAAAAGAATGGCGCTAGTTACGTGGGGGACGACTTTATGTTGGCCACAGTAGATATCGTTCAAGACCCAAGTGCTCCAAGTGCGTTTGTAAATGGAGTTATGGAAGGTGTTGAATGGGTATGGGATAACGGCCTTATTAGACAACAAGATATTGAAGAAATTGAGACTGAAATTAGACGTGCTCCTAGCAAAAATTTGCATGAAGCTGAAATAAGAGCGTTTAAAAATTTCCTCTCTAAATTAAATCTAAAATAGGAGAAAACTATTATGTCAGACGACAGAAATCAGTCAGAAATAGTATCCTCTGTTGAAGAAGAGCAAGTTGATGCTCTCGTTGAAAATGAAAATTTAGATGAGGAATCACTTGAAGAGACTTATAGCAAAGACAAGAAAAAAGTTAATGCTATGAAACACTCCGACTCTAAAGAAGAACCAGTAGAAGAAGAAGAAGACGAAGAGGAAGTCAAAGAAGACGCACCTCAAGTTGAAATTCCAAAAACTAAAGCTGGAGTTATTCAAGCAACAGTTGATATGCTAAAGAAGGCTAAATCAGAAGACGCAAAAAAACTTTACTCTAAGCTAGTTACTATCGATAGTGAACCTGCAAATATTAAATCAGAAAAGGATGCAGAAAATGCTGTATCAAGCAAAATGCCAGAACCTAAAGCGAAAGCTGCGGTTGAGGCTATTGACTTTTCAGATGATATAGATGCAATCATTAAAGAAGAAGCTACTTTAAGCGAAGGATTCCGTGAAAAAGCATCTATTATATTCGAAGCAGTACTTACTAGTAAGTTAAGCGAAGAAGTTGATAGACTTGAAGCAGAATATGCGCAAAATTTAGAAGAAGAAGTTTCAGAAGTTCATTCTTCACTTGTAGAAAAGGTAGATTCATATCTTAACTACGTAGTCGAAGGTTGGATGGAAGAGAACCAACTCCAAGTACAAGAAGGTCTTAGGACTGAAATTGCTGAAGAGTTTATGACTTCATTACAAGCGGTGTTTAAAGAACACTACATAGAAGTACCTGAAGGTAAAGTGGACTTAGTTGATGATTTATCAGAACAAGTTACTGAGCTAGAAGAGACTTTAAATAAAACCACAGATGATAATATTGAGTTACATGCTAAAGTTCAAGAATTTGAAAAACAAGCTGTAGTAAGAGAACAATCATCAGGGCTTGCAGAAACTGAAGCTGAAAAATTAGCATCATTAGTAGAAGATATCGATTTTGATAACAAAGAATCTTTCGAAATGAAAGTAAAAACTGTTAAAGAATCATACTTTAAAAATGAGTCTAGTGAATCAGTGGATGAAGTAGATAGCTTATTAGGAGAAGGAACTGTCGATTCAGACGTTTCTGACACTATGGCTAAATACACACAAGCTATAACAAACTTTAATAATTAAGGAAAAAAAAATGTTTAATGCAGACAAAAACTTAATGGAAAAATGGGGTGCTGTACTCGATCACGAATCAGTATCACCTATCCAGGATAACTACAAGAAAGCCGTAACAGCTAGATTGTTAGAAAACCAAGAAATTGCACTACAAGAAGAAAGAGTTCAAGCACAAGGAAATTATATTTCTGAAGCTGCAGCAGCCAATAACATTGGCGGCGGTAATATTGGTTCATTTGACCCAGTATTAATCTCTTTAGTCAGACGTGCAATGCCTAACCTTATTGCTTATGATATCGCTGGCGTTCAGCCAATGAGTGGTCCTACAGGACTTATCTTCGCAATGAAATCAAAATACTCAACTCAGGGCGGTACTGAAGCTTTATTTAATGAAGCTGACACTGACTTCTCAGGAACAGGTACACATCAAGCTGAACCAACTGGTTTAGGTGGTGTAACTGATGCTGATACTGATGGTACAATCGCTGACGAAGCTGATACAGTATCTACATTCGGTACTGGTTTATCTACAGCTGCGGCTGAAAGATTAGGAGTTGGCGAAACTGGTGATGGCGCTTTCGGAGAGATGGCGTTCTCAATCGAGAAATCAACAGTAACAGCTAAGTCAAGAGCTCTAAAAGCTGAGTACACAATGGAATTAGCACAAGACCTTAAAGCAGTTCATGGATTGGACGCTGAAGGCGAACTTGCTAATATCTTATCAGCTGAAATTTTAGCTGAAATCAACAGAGAAGTTGTTAGAACTATTCTAACTAAAGCAAAAATTGGTGCTTTACAAACTTCAACTGCTGTTTCAGGTATTTTTGATGTTAACACAGACTCAGACGGTAGATGGATGGTAGAGAGATTTAAAGGTCTTATCATGCAAATAGAGAGAGAATGTAACGTTATCGCTAAAGAAACAAGACGTGGAAAAGGTAATTTTGTTATCTGTTCTTCAGACGTTGCTTCAGCTTTAGCAGCTGCTGGAATGTTGGATTATACTCCAGCTTTATCAGCTAACTTAAACGTTGATGACACAGGTAATACTTTTGCTGGTGTTCTTAACGGAAGAGTTAAAGTTTACATAGACCCTTATGCTACTCAAGACTTTGTTTGTGTTGGTTATAGAGGAACAAACCCGTATGACGCTGGTATGTTCTACTGTCCTTACGTACCTTTAACTATGGTTAAAGCAGTGGGTGAGAACGACTTCCAACCAAGAATGGGATTCAAAACAAGATACGGTATGGTTGCAAATCCATTCGTAGCTGCTGATGGCGTCGGTACTAACCGTGCTAACCAGTACTTCAGAATCTTCAGAGTTGACGACATTATGGTGTAAACTGTAATTAGTTAAATCTAATTCGACTAAAGGGTTTCTTCGGAGACCCTTTTTT